GCGGGACTTGAACCCGCACGTCCGGAGTGGACACTAGAACCTGAATCTAGCGAGTCTGCCAATTCCACCACTCGCGCGTTTGCAGTCTTTCAACTGCTCGGATATATTACCACAGATATTCCTGCTTGTCAAGCGGAAGGTGCAGAAAAGTTGCGAAAAACATACCGGCGAATCGCCGGTATGACAGGGCGGCGCAGGGGCGTTTTAAAAATCATGCAGATCCCTGCGATCACGGCGCAGAGGGGGATATAGAGCAGGAAGTGCAGGATGTGCGTCCTTTTATTGTAGCCGAACATATGCGGCCCTACGATGCCCTTCAGCTCGGGATAAAAATGCGGGAAGAAGTTTGAATGGCAGAGCAGGAACCAGTCGAAAAAGAGAATATTGTAGAGCTCCATGCAATAGAGCATGATAAGATACCGGCCAAAGCAGCCGCCACACGGAATTCTGGACGCCCGAACCGCTTGAAGCAGCGGAAAATTGATAAAAGAAAAACCTTGAAAACAGATGTTTTCAAGGTTTTTCTGGCGCGGAAGGAGAGATTTGAACTCTCGCGCGCTTTTTAGACGCCTACTCCCTTAGCAGGGGAGAAAAAACCATTGAAAACACTGGGGAAATTGGCGTTTGTAACATATTTTGTAGCATACAGAATTTACTCTGGCGAGTCGTTTTGCAACTGATTTACGGCATCGACCATGCCTTTCATGTCCGGATGTACGTACCGTTGGGTAGTGGTTATCTTCGTGTGGCGCATGATTTCCTTGATCGTAAACGGATCAATGTTTTTCATTGCGAGGGCTGTAGCGGTTGTATGGCGGCATGAGTAAGGTGGTAGCTTTTGCACTCCGGCAAGCTCCAAACACTCATAATATCTCTTGTAAAAATTATCTTTGTTTATGCAGCAGATATTTCCGACGCGCGATTTGCTTTCTTCGCATAGTTCATGCAGCACCGGCGCAACGAAATCCGGGAAGACCATAGGCGTTTCCTTCCGCTTCTTTGTCTTTATGCCGCCTCGGACGATCTCATTCTTTTCAAAGTCAATCATATCTTTCTTGAGTTTTAGAAGCTCACCGGGCATCATGCCGGTATAAATCATCGTTAAAATAAACCCAATGAAGTGGTCTTTTGCATACGCTTCCCATAGCTTTTTTACGTCGGTGTCGGTGAACGGCTCCGGCGTTTTTTCTTCAAGCTCCGGAAGCTTTATGTACTTTGCAAGATTCACGGTTGTTTGCTTTTCTGCGATTGCGAGGTTATAACAGTGGGAGAGGACAGTTTTCATATCTTTCCGCGTGTAATAGGTGCTGGCGTTGCGGTCGATAACATCCTGTATCTGCGCGATGGTAAGCGCGTCGATCTCACGGTCGGCGATTTCTCTCATGCGCTCGAATGCCTTTTCCACCGCGCCCTGACGATCAGCCGATAAGGATAGATAATCCCCACGCAGATATGTTTTGTAGTATTCTCTGAGAGTGGGGCTTCGCTGCTCTTCCTTCGGAGGGGTTGCAGCATATTGGAGGGCGGCGCGCTTTGATGTAAACCCGCCTTTTGTTCGCATCTTTTGCCGAAGCTTGTCGTTCTCGTCTAGGTAAGTTCTTTCTGTCCAACGCGCCGTCCACGTCTTCCCTCGCTGGTAAGCGCTTCCCTGCCCGTTCCCGCGTGTCCGGCTTCGCCGCGCTTCCTGTTTTTTCCCGCACCAGCAACAGTAGGGCGCGCCGTCTGGAATTTCTTTTTTACACTTGATGCACTCCATGTTTCCCTCCACGTTCTTTTCGGATCGCGTAGAAAGTAATTGCCGAAGCCAGAACTGAACCTACGATCAGGGCGATACACGCCCATGCGGTTACGGACAAGTCTCCATCTCGAATGAGGCCTGCGTTCCGAATCTGCGCATCCGTTACAAGGCAGGCAATCAGGGTAAAGGAGAGAAGCAAACAAAATAGGGCGAGAACGTAACACATTGTATGTGTAGACCTTATCTGCGCGCTCTGTAGGGCTGCTGCTGCCTCCAGCTTGGCGTTTTCAAGCTCGACACGATGGATCTGCTTGGTCAGCTTTTCCGGGCTTCCGACGGGATTCTCAAGGCCGAACAGCTCGTCGAGCGACAGACCAAGCGCTTTACATATTGCGGCCGAGTTATAAAGCCGTGGATCCGCTTGTGTTCCGGCATATAATCGGCTCACGGTGGAGAAGGAAACTCCGGACTTTTCCGACAGCTCCTCCAGCGTCATTCCGCTGTGATCTTTCGCATTTCTGATTTTCCCATGATACGCGCCGATAAACGGCGCGAGTTCCTGTATTGCGGACATTGATGCGCCTCCAATCGCAGATTGTATTGTTATTTCTTACATTTTCCGGGTGAAAACGCAAACTATGAGAAGAAAACGCAAAACTCGGTCTTTTCTTACAAACATTATCTGGTACAATAAAAACGTAGCAGATAGTTCCTGAATCCGGCATCTGCTGAAATGGCCCCACCGTATGTTCCAGATACGATGGGGCCGGTCAAACCGAATATTATATCAAATCATCAGTCCCATAAACTGTACACCATCGGATTCCTGATCCCCAAAAATAACGCGGTCTGTTTGTTCATAATACCATGTTGATTTTTAGAACAACCGTTCTATAATAAATGACAGGAGGAAAAAATATGGAGTGCATCAACATCCGGGTAAACAACGGGAAAGTGGACGTAACAGTAGACGGTGCGAAGCTGACAGATGTGCATAGCGTCAGCGTGGACTACATCAAGGGCATTCCGCTCCTGTTTGCCTGCGTCGCGGACGTAGGCCGGGAGCAGGACGAGCGGCGGGAGCCGAGGATCCTGCACTAGTCATAGTACTCCCGGTTTTGTAATGTACTATAATTTTATCACCAGAGTTTTACAGGCTCAAGGTCAAAACTGCACAAAAAGAAACGATAGAATTTGGAAGTTAAGAAAAGGAGGGCGCAAAATGCTTTGTATTCAGGATGATCTGTGCTATAATAAGGGTGAAGAAATTGCGCCCGCTGATATTGGCTTTCAGTATTTAATGGAACTTACATCAGAGGAAAAACGAGAACTAATTAGAATATGGAAGGAGCGAAACAATGTTTCTGAGCAAGGAAAAGTACGATAATATTATGCTGCAGTTGTGCAGAATCAGGACTGAAATTTCTACAAAAGATGAGTGCGGAGAAGCGTGCCGGATGTGCGAACACGCGATCGGCGCGGCCAGCCCAGGCGGCGACATCGTGCTTGTCTGCGAAAAAAAGCTTAAAGCAGTTTGCAGCGACTTTAGCCCTCGGATCCTGACAGACATTTGTTCAGGAAATTCCAGAAATGTTCAGACGTAAGCATCCCGAGCAGGAATGAGATTACTGCAATCACTAAATCATGGATTCGACTAGCCTTTGTGGACTTCTTCCGCTGATCAATATACGCCAAGTAGTCCTTCCCGCGTTCTTCTATTTCAATTGCGCAGGACGCGCCAAACGATAACACAGGGACACCATCTTTGCTGGGGATTGGGTGCAGATTTGCAAGTCCAAAATGTTTCAGCCTATTTGCGGTCTGGAAAATATCATCCGTCGCAAATATTCTGCTATCTGCCAACGCTTTAAGCATTTTTCTTTCATCTTTGCTCAACTCGATTTCCGAAAACGGAAGGTCGCTTGCATCATCCATTCTGCTTTCTCCGGCTCTTTAGCATACGCGCCATTTTGAGCAAATCACGGCGCTCATTTTCATCCGCAGAACTCCAAATGTCACGGAGTTCTGCGGTTTCGCTATCTTCGGCCTCATCCTTCGGGATGGGGTCTTTTTTTATGCCTTTGCCTATCAGTTCTTCTACTGTTACGCCGAAGTAGTCGGCGATTTTTTGCGCATTTACGTCAGAGGGTTTTGTCTTCCGCGCTTTCCAACAGCTTATTGTTGACTTGTCAATTCCGAGTTCTCGGCCAACGTATGCAGGGGTTTTGTTTACAGAAGCGCAAAGCGCAACAAAGTTGTCATAAAACACAATAATACACCTCTGGAATTGTTAAATACGACGAAAGTTGAATTAGTTTGCAAATAGCGGTTGACAGTTGAGAATGTTTGATGTATTATTGCCTTGTGGTTGAAAAAGTTTGCAACAGACAAGACCCAAGCAAATCAACGCTTGCGCCAATGCTAATGTGTTTCTCGCAAATTCATAGTAGCACAAACAGTAAACAATTTCAACAATAAATTTCAAAAGTTGACTGCGGCGAAAAGAAAAGCCGCCCGTGGTTCGTTCACGAGCGGGTTTCCCCAGAGTTGTTTACCAGAACGCGCTGCACAGGATGGTCGGCTGCATTACTTCGCATCCGTCCGAATTGGTAGAGTTCTTTCCACCGGCTCGGCAATACTATCCTGACACAAAACGAACTTGCGCTTCTATGGACGCGCCGCTCACTTTGGCAGTTCTGGCGCTGCCCCTTGCCCTAACGCATCACGCCGTTTCTTTGGTCTGGAACTGGCAAGTTCAAAAGTTTGGTCATGAAAACCACCTCCCGAATTTACCTAAAAGGGCTAAGGACAGTATAGCACGTCCGGGGCGTTGCAGTCAACAATTTTAACAGAATGGAGGTGTGTATATGCCTGAAAAATGGACAGGCGTACTGATCGGGAAAATGCACAATGCGCGTGTTTCATACGACGATCTTGCCGCAGAGCTTGGACTTACAAAAGGCTATCTGTCCTTGATCCTGAACGGGAAAAGAAATCCGCCGGGTGCGAGGAAGCGCTTGGAAGACGCGGTTAAGGCCGTGATCGAACGAAGAAAGGAGGAAAAATGACGCTGGACGATATCCGGGCAATGTCAAAGCCCACAATCCTCGCAAGCGAGGCGGCGCAGGTGCTCGGCTGTACCCCGCAATGGCTTCGCTTGATGGCGAGGGAACAGCCTGAAAAGCTGGGCTTCCCGGTCTGCTGCACAAGCAAGCACAGAGTAAAGATCCCGAGAGAGCCGTTTTTGCGGTTTCTCGGAGCATGAGGAGGAACAAATGAAAGTTAGAACTGCCGGGAACAGGAACAGAAGGAGGATGCAGCATGGCGGAAGTGAAGACCTACACCCTGACGCTGGATGCGCAGGAGCTGCATGATCTGATCGAGGCGGCGATGGTCTGCGAGTGCCAGGCGGCGCAGATCATCGGCGGGCTCAAACGCAAAGGACTGGATCTGGACGCGCAGAAGCTCGTGACACAAAACGCCCGTCTGTCGCGGCTCGTCAGGCGGATGCAGGAAGTGAAGGAGAAAGCAACATGAGAACAAATCTTGCAGAGCGGCTCGGGATCGAGCCGGAGGAAACGACCGAGGAGCGCCGGGAACGGCTGCGGGAGGAATTGGAGGCCCGCAAGGCGGCGCGGCGGATCGTCAAGGGCCTGTGCCTTTGGGTGAGCGGCGCAGCGATGATCCTGTCAGCAATGGCAGGGACGGCGGAAATGACGTATGAATGCGTCGTGACTGGCTTCGTCGCGCTCGTCACACTCTTGTATGGGCTGGCGTAACAAAAAATGACCCCTGCCGCGCGGCAACGCGACAGAGGCCAAAAGGAAACTTAAGACGCCTTTATTATAGGGCAGAAAGGAACCTATGTCAAGTTTAACGGATTCCCGCGTCCGGCACGGTGCGAAAGCCTGCGTCGATGCGGTACATCGGGCCGACTACCCGAAGTTCAACAAATGCCTGCTTTCTCAGTGCGAAGCGCCGGAGAAATACGGTGTGCAGCTTGTTCCGGAGGCAGCCGCGGCGATCAAGGCGTTGGACGCGCCGAAGAACCGGGTTGAGCGCAGGAAGAAGACGAACCGGTATTACTTCCGCCTGACGGACGGCGGCGCAGAAGTCCTGCAGCAGCTCTGCGAGGCTATGCACTGTGCAAGCGTGCAGAGCCTGTGCGAAAAGCTCTTGGAAAAGGAGGCGAAACGCCGTGGGATACGATGGTGAGAACCTCTATCTCGGCATCGACGAGCCGGAGCCGGTAATCGTCGGCCAGTGCGCATACTGCCGGGAAGACATCTATGAAGGAACTGAGTGCTTCTGCTGCAACGGAGTGCTGGTACATACGGAGTGCTTCGGGGACTATGTAAGGGATGAATACAGCGACTCGGAGCTGGCCGGGGCGCTGGGATTTGAACAAAAGACAGCATGAATGAAGGAGGAAACATTATGGAAAATGCAAAAGGCTACAAGGCATTTGCGCCCGGTATGATCTGCCGAGGCAAGCAGTATGCCGAGAACACGGACTACGAAGAGGCAGGTGGCGCGATCTGCGGCAAAGGAATGATGCACTACTGCGTCAACCCCTTCGATACCCTTAACTTCTACGATCTCGTAGGTGAAAACGGGAAGTTTTCAGATTTCGCAGAAGTTGAAGCGCTCGATCCGCCAGTTTCCGGAAGTGACGGGAAATTTGCGGCGAAGAAACTGCATATCGGCGCGAAGCTGAGCTTCGCTGGATTTGTAAAGGCGTGTATCGATTACACAAAGGAACAGACAATCGATAATATGCCGAAAAGTGAAATTGGTACGGGCGACTCCGCACAGATCGGCAGCTCGGGCAACTACGCCCAGATCGGCAGCTCGGGCTACTCCGCCAAGATCGGCAGCTCGGGCAACTACGCCAAGATCGGCAGCTCGGGCTACTCCGCCAAGATCGGCAGCTCGGGCTACTCCGCCAAGATCGGCAGCTCGGGCAACTCCGCCCAGATCGGCAGCTCGGGCAACTACGCCAAGATCAATAGTACCGGCGAAGACTCCGTGATCTGCTGCGCTGGCAGCGGCTCTGTCGTAAAGGCAAAGGCAGGCAGCTGGATCACGCTTGCGGAGTGGGAATATTCCGACGAAAAAGGACGGTGCGCTCCGCGCTGCGTGAAGACGGAATATGTAGACGGCGAGAAGATCAAGGCCGATACCTGGTATCGGCTGAAGAACGGTGAATTTGAGGAGGTAAGGTAAATGGCAATCAAGAAACCCGCTGAACTGGATTTCAGCAACAAGAAATTCATGTGCATCATTTCCGGGCAGCCCGGATTGGGCAAGACGACACTGGCCCTTTCGGCCCCGAAGCCGTTTCTGTTCGACACGGACAATGGCATTGCCCGCGTCAGGCCGGAGCAGCGCGGCGTGACGTCTGTGGTGGAATCCTACGAAGAAATGCTTGGCGATATGGACTCCGACGAATACAAGGCGGCTGAGTCCGTCGTGATCGATACCGGCGGTATGCTGGTACAGCTGATGAAGGACTGGGCAAAGAAGCAGGACAGCAAGGCCACGAAGAATGGGCGCGCCATGTACGGCGTGATCAAATCCGAGTTCGACCGGCTGTGTTACCAGATCCGCGCAAAAGACCGGAAGCATTTGATCGTGGTGTTCCACACGACGGAACAGCAGAAGGGCGACACCATCCAGACGCGCCTTTCCTGCGAGGGCGGCGCGAAGGATATTGTTTGGACGCCTGCCGATTTTGGTGGCTATATGTTCATGATGGGCAACAAGCGCATGATCGGCTTTACACCGACG